TGGGTTTTCCGCCTAGATCTGAGCGTGCGATTCGCAAGCTTTGGGTGCTGATGACCGATGCGTTTGGTCACAAGTGGGTTAGCCAGTACGGCGAGACTGACGCCGGTGGCACTTGGGCTCGTGGCTTGGCAGGTTTAACCGGTATGGACATTGCCAGAGGCATGGCGAGAGTGGTCGCATCGGGTGTTGAGTGGCCTCCAAGTTTGGGTGGTTTTCGGGCGTTGTGTGAGCCAACACCTGATCAAATCGGTGCCGTAAGTATCGATAAAGCGTTCATCGAAGCGTGTCGCAATGCGCACCCAGTGGCCACTCGACACTGGTCGCATCAAGCGGTGTTTCATGCAGCTGTTGAGGTTGGTCTGCAGAACCTTTTTAGGCTTCCAGAGCCGACAGCGAAAGCACGATTTGAGCGGGAATATCTCAAGGCTGTGCGACTGGTGATCGATGGTGGTGTGCTGCATTCGGTGCCTGATGAGGCCAAGGCGGTATTGGTTAAGATCGCTGATCCTGAAGTGGTTAGAGATCACCTGGCAAACATACGAAGCTTGTTGAGCAAGGGGGTTGGTCATGCGTGCTGAAATGCTGATGGCGAAGTTGACGGCGCGCGGATTGTTAATTACGGGTGGCGCTTTCGGTGGCAGGGTCGAGTTGTCTTGGACTGATGTCGCTGGTGGCCTTGGTGGTCTGGCTAAGGTGCCGTCTGAGCTTATGCGGATTATGTACCTTGATGATCACCGTGGTGAGGCGGTTGTGTTGGCCGCGTTAAGAGAATTTATATTGCAAATGGCGATGCGTAATCAGATCAAGATTTCTAAGGCTGTGATCAATGGGCTGGCCAGTTTGGCGTTGCATGAAGTGACCAGTCCGCCGCATTGCACCGCGTGTAATGGCACGGGCGAGGTCCAGCTGCGGATTGGGGTCGTTAGGGTCTGTGGTAAATGTGATGGCTCATGCTACGGCTCACGGGGCATTCGAGAGCAGGCTGAGTTGGCCGGAATGAAGAAAGATACGTTCAATAACAAGTATTCGTGGTTAGCCGGAAGGACTTACTCAGAGTGCGCTTTATGGCTTAGGCAGGGTGTTTTGCACTTGTCGTCACAGCTTGCCGATGCTGCATGAATAAAATATTTAGTACATGTTGAAAAATGGGTGTTGACAGACTTTAGACAGATAAGGCATAGTTTTTCCCATGATTGATGAACCTCGCTCTGGAAACAGCAGCGGGGTTTTTTTTGGCTTAAATTTGTATCGAGGCACTTAAGGCATGGCACTTGATCAGGCTGTTACATCGCAACTGGAGCAGGCCGTTATTTCAAAGGCGCAAGCTCTTGCGTACACAACGAGTGGTGGTGCCGTGTTAATTGCGGGGATGACAGTCAATGAGTGGGCCGCTGCGATTAGTGCGGCATGTGCAGTTGTAACGTGCATCTCAACTATCGGAATCAATTTTTACTTTAAGTTGCGAGCTGCTCGCCGAGGCGATGATGACTGATGGATGGGAAGACTTTTAGTTCGACTCAACGTGGATACGATTCGCGTTGGCAAAAGGCCCGTAAGACATTCCTTCAATCAAACCCACTGTGTGTTATGTGCCAAAGACGCGGCAAGTTGTCATCGGCTGAGGTTGTTGACCACATTATGCCGCCTAGGCTCAAAGATGCTTTGTCCTCGAATGACTCAGTTTTAATTACTAAAGCGCGTGCTTTGTTCTGGGATAAGACCAACTGGCAGCCCTTGTGTAAAGAGTGCCACGACAGAGATAAGCAGCGACTTGAAAAGAGTGGCCAAGTGATTGGCTGCGACACTAACGGCATACCGCTTGACCCGAACCACCATTGGAACCGACCTGCTGGCTGATCGCCGGAGGGGTGGGGGTGTTAGAAAGTCTGGCGGCTGCCTCGTCTAGACCGATCCCCCCCCTTTCCTTGCAGATCCGCGTAATCGATAGGGGGTGGGGTCAACAGGTGATGTGATGGCAAGACCAACAAAGCCCACAGCGTTAAAGCTGGTTCAGGGCAATGCGGGAAAACGGGCGCTTAATAAAAATGAGCCTGACCCAGATTATTTAAATGATTTAACGCCTCCGGTGTGGCTTTCGCCTGAAGGTCGGCGCGTCTGGGAGCGCGAAGCTCTGCAACAACGTCAGTCAAGAATGTTAACGGTTGTTGATGCCACTGCCTTTGGGCGGTGGTGTGAAGATCAAGGCAGCTACGAGCTGATGATCGCTGAGCTGCACGACATGCGTGACTTATACGCCAGCATGGAAAATGCCGACGATCGCATCAGAATCGGCAACCGCATGATGAATTTGCAGAACACGATATCCATGTATTGCAAGCGACTCACCGCTGTAGATCGTGAATTCGGTCGTACACCAGCGGCGAGAACTCGCATTTCGACAAAACCTCAAGGGGATATGTTTGGTGGCCAGTCGCCGGAAGAAAAGTACTTCGGTTGATCCGGTTACGCAGTACGCCCGAGATGTCACTGATGGAAAAATACTAGCTGGCCCGCATGTGCGAGCCGCTTGCGCGCGACACCTTGATGATTTGATTAATGGCCCCGCGCGAGGCCTTACCTGGAAGCCTGAATTGGTGGCCAGAGTGTTAGGGTTTTTTCGTGAGGTGCTTTGCCTGAACGGCGGTGAATTCGAGGGTGTGCCCTATGAGCCGCTAAATTGGCAGGCATTTATTGTTGGCAGTTTGTTTGGTTGGCTGGGCGCCGATGGCTATCGCCGCTTTCGCTCAGCCTTTGTCGAAACTGCCAAGGGTTCTGGTAAGTCGCCAATGGTTGCGGGTATCGGTCTGTATGGCCTGATTGCCGATGGCGAGGCCCGTGCTGAGATTTATGCCGGTGCCACTAAGAAAGATCAGGCCATGATCTTGTTCCGCGATGCTGTCGCCATGGTTGATCACTCGCCCGCGCTGGCTCGAAACATTCAAAAATCAGGTACCGGACTAAACGTCTGGAACCTCGCGTTTATGAAAACCAGTAGCTTTTTCCGGCCGATCTCGGCTGATGATGGCCAATCTGGCCCGCGTCCGCATATTGCGTTGCTCGATGAGATTCACGAGCACCGCAATCGATACGTTGTCGACATGATGAAAGCTGGCCAGAAAGGCCGGCGCCAGCCGCTGTTGGTGATGATCACCAACAGCGGTACCGATAAGCGCTCTGTGTGTTGGGAGTTTCACGAGTACGCCGCCAAGGTGTGCGCACGCCAAGTCGAAGACGACACGTTTTTTGGCTATGTGTGTGCACTAGATGATGACGAAGATCCTTTGAAGGACAAGGCTTGTTGGATAAAAGCCAATCCATCGCTGGGTGTCACCATCAAAGAGCGCTACTTAGAAGATCAAATAACCACTGCGCGCGGCATGCCATCGATGGAAGCGCTGGTTCGGCGGCTTAACTTTTGCCAATGGACAGAGTCTGATTCGCCATGGATCAGCAGCCATATTTGGAATGACTGCTTGGGTGAGCCCATCAGCGAGGCCTTACTGCGTGATAGGCGCTGTTATGGCGGCTTGGACTTATCCAGCACGCAAGATTTGACCAGTCTAGTGCTGATGTTTGAGCCCACAGTTGATGATCCCGTGTGGCGTCAGCGTGAGTGGTTTTGGTTGCCGAATGATGGCCTAAAAGAAAAAGCGCATCGCGACAAAGTGGATTACATCGTCTGGCGTGATGCTGGGCATTTGATCACAACGCAAGGCCGTGCAATCGACAAGGTGTCAGTGGTTCAGCAATGCGCTGTGCTGGCTGCTCGCTACGACATTCAAGCGATTGCTTATGACCGTTGGCGCTTTGAAGACATGGTTCCGTTGCTTGAGCGCGAGGGCGTTGAGTTGCCGCTCAAGCCGTTTGGGCAAGGCTTCAAAGATATGGCGCCAGCGCTAGATGAATACGAACGCATGCTGCTTGATGCGCGTGTACTGCATGCCGGTAATCCGGTGATGACGTGGTGCGCCGCCAACGCAGTGACCGTTTCCGATCCCGCAGGAAACCGCAAGCTCAGTAAAGAGCGCGCCACCGGCCGTATTGACGGCATGGTGGCTGCGGTGATGGCCGTTGGTGCCAGCCTGCAGGGTGAGGAAAAAACCTGTAATGATCTATTCGTGAGTCTCTGATGGTCTGGAATCCCTTTGCTAAGGCGCCATCGGTGCCATCTGTTGATCGTGTCGAGCCTGTTGTCGACGCGTCTGGGATAAATGCCTCGACCGACGGCACCACGATGCTTAGTTCTGACCCGCGCGTAGCGGAGTTTTTCGGTGCTCATCGTGCATCTAGTGGTGTGGCGGTTACGCCCACCACGGCAAAATGCGTGAGTGCTGCGTACGCCTGCACGCGCTTAATCTCTGGCGCTGTCGCAGGGTTGCCGCTCAAAGTGTATGAGCGCAAGGGTAGCGTCAAAAAAGAGATCGATCACGACATCTGGTGGCTACTCAATGAGCAGCCATTTCCAACACTCACGGCCGCGACATGGCTGGAGTGGATGACCGATAACATGCTAATGCGCGGTGATGGCCTGTCGCAGATTCGTCGCAAGCGAAACTTTGAAGTCGACGGCTTTATGCCATTGCCATATGAGGCAACCATTGTTGAGCGCCGTGGCGATGAGCTCATCTATTTGATTGGCGACTACGAAACCTCTGGCAATCAAGGCAGCTTTAAGTCCTACGGCCTTACACAAGATGATGTGATTCATGTACCTGGCTTTGGCTTTAACGGCATTCGTGGCGAGTCGGTCATTCGCTATGCCGCGCGCCAATCTATCGGTACCGCGCTAGCTGCTGATGAGTTCAGTGGCAGCTTTTTTGCCAACGGCATGAACGTTGGCACAGTAATCAAGTATCCGCAGGGTGTTGCGCCTGATAAGACTCAACAAGATCAGCTGCGTGAACAGTTTGAAGAGCGCTACAGCGGTCGTGCCAATAGCCACAAGCCTTTGCTGTTAGTGAATGGGGGCGAGCTCGATAGGGTGTCTCTCAGTGCCAATGATGCGCAGCTCATACAGACGCGGCAATTTCAGGTGGTCGATATTGCTCGGGCTTTTGGGGTGCCGCCGCATTTGATCGGTGAAACCACGGCCAGTACGTCGTGGGGCTCAGGCATTGAGCAAATGTCCATCGGCTTTGTGCGTTATGCCTTAGGCCCGCACTTGAAGCGTTTTGAGCAAGAGTTCAATCGCAAACTGTGGCCACGAAGCCCTAAGTACTTTGTTGAATTTGATCGTGAGGCTGCACAAGCCGGAGATCTGAAATCTGAAGCTGAATTCTTTGCTAAAGCACTGGGTGGCCCCGGCTCGCAAGGCTGGATGACGGTTAATCAAGTGCGCCGCAAGAAAAACATGGAGCCGCTTCCCGGCTGGAATGATGTTGCCAAGGCCGGTGCCAAGGCAGATGCCGCTGCGCCAAACAATGATCCGGCTCAGCCGGAATGACCTAAGGGTAATTAACATGAAAAATCGGCTAATTCAGCTATTCGCAAAAAATCAGTCTCGCCAACCGGCGGCACTGCGAGCTGAGGGCGGCGCTGAAAACGATCTGTTTGTTTATGACGTTATTGGCGACGACTGGTTTGGCGGCGTTAAGGCTGAAGACTTTGTTCGTGAATTAAAAGCCATCAAGGGCGATACGATTAATTTGCATATCGATAGTCCAGGTGGTGATGTCTTCGCCGCTGCAGCGATGGGTGCCGCGCTCGATGCCTCGGGTAAGCGCGTTATTGCTTACATCGATGGCTTGGCGGCTTCAGCTGCTAGCAAACTGGCCATGCACGCCCATGAGGTCGTCATTGCTGATGGTGCGTTTCTCATGATCCACAACGCGTGGACCATTGCTTACGGTAATCGTCATGACTTCATTAAGCAGGCCGACATTCTTGAGAAAGTGGATAACTCATTGGTGTCTGTTTATGTCAGTAAGTCGGGTGCCGATGCTGACAAAATTCGGGCGTGGATGGATGCCGAAACGTGGTTCACCGCCGATGAAGCTGTAACCGAAGGCTTTGCTGATCGCAAAGCTGAGCGTCAAAAAACCGCTGCGTTGGCTTGGAATCTCTCGGCCTATGACAAAACACCTGAGGCGCTGATTAAACCGCCTAAGGCAGAAAGCGATCCTTTTCCACAGCCTGACCGTGCCGCCATGGAGCGCCGCGTCAATCTGTTGTCCCGAATCGCGCCGTAGGCGCTCGCGCGCCACCGCGACCCCCTGAACCCGCCATCTGGCGGGTTTTTTATTATTCATGCCGGAGAAAGACATGACGATTAAAGCCCTGCGCGAGCGCCGCAATGCACTGGCTGCATCTGCGCGCACTCTAATGGACACCACCAAGGACAAACCTTGGACCACTGAGCATCAGGCTCAATACGACAATATAACCGCTGAAATCGTGGATCTTGATTCACGCATCGAGCGCGAGCAAAAGGTCTTGGATCTCACGG